GTCAGGCATTAGTTGCATTTGTTCCTGTTTATACTAAAAACTTTGATGAGAAGTTTAAGAAATGTTGGGAAGAGGTAGTCACACCAGAGCTCAAAGGTTATAATCAACTAGATAAAGATATGACAGGAGACTAACACATGAGCCTACCATCAAACAGTCAAAAACTTAACAAAACACAAATTGAAAGTATTGAAAATGCTGTAAAAGATGTAGGCATTAAGGCCATTCATCCTGATAAGATGGAAGAGTTTGCAGCCTATCTTGTAGATAAGGTAAAGAACTCTGATGAATGAAAAAGAAACACTCACTCTTGCTATGCAACAAATTGAGACCATACTTGACCTTATTAAAGGTAATGACTATGAAACTTACATGAATCTCAAACTTATTTCAGTCTATTATGAGTTACAACGACAACTTGACAATCTTTCCTAACTGAACTATACTATCAAGGTAATCAATCGAACTGATGAAATTTATTTACGTTGTTGACCATTATGTACCATTTCCCTCATCAGAATATGGTGGAGTGTGGAATGTTGTTGCAGAAAATGATGAAGAATGTTTTGACTTAATTACTGAAGAAGATGGTGAGTTTAATTCTCATTATTTCAGTGAATTAAGACAGAATATCAACAAGGCCGATAAATATTCTTTGTTAGATGAACTACCATCTAAAGTTGTAACCTCTTTCCTCACGTAATCATGTCACAACCACGTCAAAGGGATGTTAATGATCCCCTCTATGACCCAAATGATAAGTATAATGCCTATAAGGTAGACTTACACACCAATGAAACTCATGCAGAAGATGAGTGGGATGCAGAACATGATGGTAAGATTGCCGATTGGCACAATCGACATCAGGACAAAGTTCTAGACAAGTTCTGTGATGACCACCCCGGTGCACCTCAATGTAAAGTATTCGATGACTGATAAACAAAAAGACGCACTTAATCTTATGATTGAAAGTGTAATCAAACCTGATAGTCGTCTTCGTGGTTGCGCATACAATCAAGGATGTTATGATGAATTGATGGAATGGCGTCAAAAGATGCTTGACTTACTCTATAGTTATGAAACCGATGGAATTTCCACATCAGCCCCCACAGGGATTTGAATATTGGACTGATGATTATTCAAAGACAGTCAAACGTATTTGGATAAGAAACATCGGTCGTGAGTTTGTTGGATGTTCAGATGTACATCCAAGTTCAGTATGGGGGTTCTTTTGTAGAAAGAAAGGAGTGTTTATTGCTCCAATCAATCACAAGAAACCAGGTAAAGTAGTAAATATACTAAACACAACTCCATACTCAGCTATGCAGTTGAAACTTAATCCACTCATGGCAGCATTCTCATGAACCCAGACACCATAACATTATCTACTCCATCAAGGTCTTTTGCATACGAAAAAATGTCAAGAGATATTGAGTCCTGCGACGATATTGGAGAAATCAAAGATATGTTACGGTGTTATGTCAAACTATACCTTAAGCAACAAGAAACATTAAAATCTATTGGTGTCCCATCTTCTATTGATTAATTATTATGTCTGATTATGATCCACAGGTGAATGATTATGTTGAATGGGAGAAACCTTCAGGCACTCTTCGGGGATGGGTATATTATAGAGATGAAAAAGATGAATATATTACAATAGAACTCGGAACAAAACCAAAACCATATTGTACGGTAACTCGTACTCATAAACACTGCAAATATCATACATTGTTGTTATGTTATCAACATCAATGGAATGAATTACAATATATAAAAAAGAGAAATTCAATTTATGATGAAGATTAAAGCTTTGTTACTTGCACTGTCGATGTTGACAGTCTCCCCTGCTATGGCACAACCTGAAGTAGAGTCATTTTCGTATGATTCCATGGGTTGTATGTTACTTGAAGAATGTACTGAAGGTGTAGACCGAGTATGGTCTTTGTTAGATATTTCTGCAGAATATCCAAACACAGAAGAATTTGCTCCTGTGTCTAATGAGTTTAATAATATGCTCTCTTCACTGAATTATGTCGGTGTAAAAGTATATCTTGCTGATGAAAGATATTTTCCTGTGGGACACCGTGGTGTATATCATACCGTAGGTAATAATTTCTTTTTGAATAGAGCATACATGTATCGTCCTGGTGTATTGATGTCAGTGATGAGACATGAAGGATGGCATGCAGCACAAGATTGTATGGCTGGAACAATTGATAATAGTATGATTGCTATTATTAAGCCAGAGGAAGATGTTCCTATGTTGTGGCAAGAAATGGTAGAACGTACTTATCCAGTATCGGCACAACCATGGGAGAAAGAGGCAACTTGGGCAGGTAAAACTGAAGGCATGACTCAAGATGCACTTGAATCTTGTGCTCGTGGTACAATGTGGACCGATTATGAGCCAACTCCAATGACCAGAGAATGGTTAGTTAAAAATGGTTATATCAAAGATTGATCCTAATATTATTGGTCGGTTTTGTGAGAATGAATTCCTCAATTCCGACGCATTAATAACCATTCATAATTGGATAAGAAATCAAGAGTGGGAAGATGGAATAAAATCTTTACAATGGCTTGGTGATAGAAATCTACATGACCTGAAAAGAAATCAAGGAACAAAAAAAGAACTTCCTGGTTATATTTTTTGGTCTCATATTGATAATAATCAAAGATTTACTAGGTTTACTGAACCAAAACAGAGTTCATCTATACATTGTACAAGAACATCTACAGGTGGATATTATAAACCACATTTTGATGATTATAATCTAGGACATTTTTCTACCACAGTTTTTCTTAATGAACCTGATGAATATGATGGTGGTGAGTTAATATTATGGTTGGATGGTAAAGAACAATTTTTTAAACTAAAAGCAGGTCATGGTATAACATATGAGACTGGAATTGGTCATCGTGTCAATACTGTTACCAAAGGGGAACGATTGGCTGCTGTTTTTTGGACAACATCTAGGTGGACTGACATTGATAAGTTTAGAAAGTTCAAATATTATGATTATATGACACAATATTCTTATGATGATAAAGTATACGATACATTAGATGAATATTGTAATAGTGCACAGACAGTAATTAGAAGACGAACAGAGAATATCCTCAAAGGACAGTTTAGAGACTGTCCACAACACCTTGACTCCTTGACCTAAATACCCTATACTTACAAGGTAGTCAATCAGGAGTTCTCATGTCTGCCACCTATCTTCCACGCAAAACTAAGTATCGTGTAACTCTAGAGCTTGATGTCATGGATGACTTCAATGCCCATAATCTAGACTGGGAAAAGATTCTTGACCTTCAAGGTAATGAAAATGTCGAGGTATATGTAGAAGATTTGAGTGTACCTGACAACTTCTTCTCCTGATAATATCGGGGGTGATAAATATATTATATTGTCACCTCCACCAATGGCTTACTATCTTACTAAACCATGTTTGATTCAGTCTTCAAAGACACTATATTTTACTGGCAAGAATACGTGGTCTGATGACATTTCAGATAAAAAGAATTTTCCTACCAGAGGTCCATTGGACGAAAAGATTGCTAATGCTGATGGTAAGTCCGGTGGATTCAAAAATGCAACAGTGGTAGAAGCATGAAGAACCTACAACTTTTTTTAGAACTTGCGTCTGAAAGAGCACAGGCTCTTAAAGATAGACAAGATAAATTCAAAGAAACTCAATTCAAATCTACTGGAGAGAGTGGTTCAGGAACTCTTGATTCACCAGAAACTAGAGATAAAACCGTAAGTGCCCGAGAAAGATATAAAAGGGGAATGGTTGAGGTTTACGACCCTGAAATGGGCACAGTTCGTGGTCCTCGTGAAAAACGAAGTGCTGCAGATCGTAGAAAACCTGGTGTGAAACCAAGAGTTAAAGCAGTTGGTGGTGGTAAGACTGCACCAGTAGATTATAAACCACAGGGTGAGAAACCAAATAGAAGTAAAACAATCTCACAAAGAACTCAACAACCAACAAAAGAACGTGGTTCTACAGAAGTTAAACAATCATACGCAGAAAAGATTAAAGCAGATAGAAGAGCTGCAGCCAAGGCAAGAGCTGCTGCACGTAAATCTGGTGGGGAAGTAAAAACAACTAAAACATCTTCTAAAGATGTTGAAAAGAGGGCAGATCAGTTGTTGAAGACAAAAACTGCAGAACCAAAGAAGACTGAACCTGCAAAACCTCGTAAAAAGTATGCTCATTCTGATGGTGGTGGTATGACAAGAAAAGAAAGAGATGCGACCAGAAATAAAGCAACTGGTCAAAGTAGGAAAGAAGCAAAGTCACAAATGCGTGCCGAGTTTGAGAAGACTCATGGTAGAAAACCAAATAAAAAAGAGTCAATTCAAATGACTGCCAAGGCTCATGCTGCTGCAAAAGCTTTATCATGACACGAAAAATGATGAGACTGTTTGATACAGTCGCAGAAGCCGTAACTTACATCAAAAACGAATTAAGTATATCTTCAGCAAAAGCTAAAGTATACGTTGAAAACAGTACTGTAAACAAAGTTGACGACAAAGTGTGGGTAATTCTTCCCTGATAGAGTTACTCACCTCCAATTGACCACTATAGTATAAGACCACCACTTTATTATGACATTGACCCATATCTCTCACCCAGAAGATCTTATTTTGACAGGTGATCTGTCAGTTTTTGAGTTACTCTACGATGTGGGTCATATCTCCATGAAAATGGATGGAATGTCTCTTGTGTGGGGCACAAACCCACTCAATGGCAAGTTCTTTGTATGCACAAAGGCTGCATTCAACAAGAAGAAAGACCGTAAATGTTATACAACTGATGACATCTTCGAGCACTTTGGTCATCAAATGGAAGTGTTCGAGATTCTGTCATATTGTCTTAAGTACCTACCAAGAACTGATAACATCTACTGGGCTGATTGGCTTGGTTTCGGTAGAACTGACGTACTGACACAAAATACTCTTACCTATGCATTTCCTGAGGCTATCACTCAGAAACTGGTCATCGCACCACATACTCAAGTGTATGTTACCACTGCATTTCACGAACCAGTATGTGAACCAATCAAAGAATCGTTTGATGACAGTGTAATCATCAAGTGGGTACAACCTTCTGTTGATCGTATCTTCGGTGGTTATGACGCACCCAAGATTAACACTGACAATATCAAGTTTCTGACTGATAAGGAGGCAAGTCAGGCCAAAGTTGCTATCAATGCACTTATCAAGTCTGGTCAGTTTGTTGATGACGCAACACTGACTGACATTCTAGGTTGTCCTTTCCTTGCCAATCTGTATCAGTTGGTGATTGACATCAAGTATGATTTGATGGATAGTTTCATCATCAACGATGCACCAACTGCATATCTTCCTAATGGCAAAGAAACTGATGGTGAAGGTTATGTATTTCACTCTGATACTTATGGGTCAGTCAAGTTGGTAAATCGTACTGAGTTTGCATACGCTAACTTTAACCATGGTTTTGGGAGTTAAAGTTACTCACCTCTAATTGACCCCTATAGCATAACACCACAATTTTATGATGTCCTTCACTTCAATCATCGAACAATACGAAACCGAGGTAGATCAACTGCCACAAACTCATTTTGAACTAGGTGGTGGTGCAACTCGTGCTGCATCTGGTCTAGTTTATGAGAACTTGATAGAACGTACTTGTAAAGAACTGAGTTTAGATGCTCGTAAAAATGATTACAAAAAGACTGAAGAGGTTAATGGTACTTGTTTGAAGAATCTACAGGTGGATAAACACATCTATCGAGATAATAAAATGGTCAAGGCAGTAGAATCTAAAACATATCTTGATGCATGTTACCTAAAACGTGCAGTAATGGACTTTATTGAATTAGAACAATCTCCAGAAGTTCCTGATGATGTAGAGTACGCCATTTTTGCTGGTCAAAATGCAGTAGGTAAGGATGCTTTTTCCTATTATCCTGAATTTTTTAAGAAGATAACTGGTAAAGAGGTTAAAATCTTTTTTGTCAATCCTTCTCGCAAACGTTCATCATCTCGTTCCATTTACAACGAACAATATCGTTCTGACTTTTTACTTGACAAGGTAGTGTATAATGAGTTTATCAATTGGTTGAAGAAGTGATGTTGTATAACGATGATATGTTCAATGTTCTAGGTAATCTCGAACCCCAGAGTATTGATCTTTTACTGACTGATTTTCCCTATGGAACATTAAACAAAGGACGTAATCAATGGGATCGTATCATTGATTACGATAAGTTTTGGGAGGTAACTGACATTATTTGTAAACCAACTTGTGCTATTGTATCAACAGCAGCACAACCATTCACGTCTGTTCTTATATCTACAAACTACAGTAACTTCAAATATAGTTTGGTATGGGAGAAAAGTAAGGCAACGGGTTATCTTAACGCAAAGAAACAACCGATGAGGGCCCATGAAGATATTGTGGTGTTTTACAAGAAACAACCAACATATAACCCACAAATGACATCAGGACAACCATATGATAAAGGTAAGGCAGTAAGAGATGCTGAACAATACGGAAAACAAACTAAAGCAGTTCATGTAAAGAATGAAGATGGAACACGTTATCCTAGAAGTGTAGTATACTTCAAAACGGCAGAAAGTGAAGGTAAATATCACCCCACTCAAAAACCTGTTGAGTTGTATAGATGGTTAATCAGGACATATTCAAATCCTGGTGATACTATTCTTGATCCTTGTATGGGTGCAGGAACAACAGGAATTGCTGCAGGATTAGAGGGGAGAAAGTTTATTGGTATTGAAAGAGAAAAAGAATACTTTGACAGAGCTAGAGAACGTATCGAAGTAGGGAAACTTCCATTTTAATAAAGTTACTCACCTCCAATTGACCCCTATAGTA